GATAACAGGGAATGTTGCATCTGTTACAGGATTAGATTTTAGAACTGCTGGAGAACAAATACAAAGATCATTTAGTGCTGGTATAGGTTCAGCAGATATATTTAGAGAAAAAGGTGTTAGAAATATGCTTGGCTTTAAAGCTGGTGCAACTGTATCTATTGAAGAAACAGTACAGGCATTTGAAAAAGTATTTGGTAAGGGTGGAAGATTTGGAAATGCAACAGATGAATTAGCACGAACATTTGAGGGTACTTTATCAATGATAGGAGATAAAGTATTTAATTTTAAAAAGGTTTTATTAGAAGCTGGATTTTTTGACGAACTTAAAAATCAATTTGGAAGTTTAGATAAATTCTTGGAAGATAATGCAAAACAATTAGATGAAATAGCAACATCAGTTGGTAAAAATTTAGCACAAGGAATGGTTAAGGTTGTTCAAATAGGTAAAGATTTAATTCCTACACTTCAAAATATTGGTAAAATTTTAAAAAATATTGGAGATGGTTTTATGGCCTTACCACCATTTATTAGAACAAGTGGTATTATAGGTGCATTTTTATTTGGTAAAAAAGGTTTAGTAGCATTAGCTGGTGTAAGTTTGTTTGTTGATAAAGTAAAAGATTTAATTGCAGAATCTAAAATTAGAATGGGTATTTTTGATTTAGAAAATATTGATAGTGTAGATGCAAAAATTAAATCAATCACTCAGCAAATAGATGAGTTAGAGAATAATAAAATAAGTTTAAATTTTGAAGATGAGGGAATTGAAACAAAAGGTATAGATAAAAAAATTAACAAACTATTAAAAGAACTAGAAATTTTAGAAGAACATAGAAAAACTTTACAGAACTTAAATAAAGTTCAATTAGAATCAAACCACCATATGTTTGAAATGAGTAATGGTGCAATTAAAGTAGCAGAAAGCATGAAAGAAGTTACTAAGTTCACATCTTTATCTAATCATCATATGTTTGAAATGGCTAATTCAGTCGAAAAATCTAAAGGTGCATTAGAGGGTTTTAAAGAGGGATTAACTAGTTCATTTGATGTAACTATTTTTGATAGATTTAAAGAAGCTGGAGAAACTTCAATGAACTCTTTAAAAAACACTTTAACTGATTTTGTAGTGACAGGTAAAATGAATTTTCAATCATTAAAAGAGGCTATTATAAGATCATTAGTAGAAGCTTTAATAGGTTCGGCAGTTCAATCAGCTATTAAAAAATCATCTGCATTATTTAAAATGGAAGCTATTAAAAAAGCTATGATTTCTGTTTATGAAGGTGCTTTAAAAACTTTTGCATCTATACCTTTTCCATTTAATATTGCGGCAACTGGTTTAGCAATTGGTGCTGGTATGAAGCTTGTAGATAAAATTAAAGGATTTCAAAAAGGTGGTGCTGTATCAAAAGGACAACCAATTATGGTTGGGGAAAATGGGCCAGAAATGTTTGTACCAAATCAAACAGGACAAATAGAACAATCTGCTAGAGGAACAGGGGGTGGTGCAGTAAATGTTAATTTTAATATCAACACAGTAGATGCTTCTGGTTTTGAAGAATTATTGTTTAGATCAAGAGGAACTATAACTCAATTAATTAATAGTGCTGTTAATGAAAGAGGTAGAGAGGCTTTAATATAATGGCTGGTACATTTCCTATATCTTCTGCTAATTTTCAAACAATGGGTATTCGATCTATCCAAGATACTATTATTTCTAAATCCCAATCTGGTAAAAAATTATCTAGACAAATAGATAATCAAAGATTTGGATTTACTGCTAAAATAATTACAGGAAAACGATCTGACATATATGGAGAACTTATGGCTTTTATAATGAAGCAAAGATCACAAAAAGAAAATTTTACAATAATCCCACCAGAAGTAGAAGATGCTAGAGGTACAGCCTCAGGTATTCCAAATGGAACTGCATCTGCTGGTGCAACATCAATTACATTAGGTGGAACAGGAACAGGAACTTTATTAAGTGGAGATTATATTAAATTTGCTAACCATGACAAAGTTTATATGGTCGTTGCAGATCAATCAGATATTTCTACAGGCACTCTAACTATTGAGCCACCTTTAACTACAGCAGTTTCTTCATCAGATATAATTTATGATAATGTTTCATTTACAGTACATCTTACAAATGATGTTCAAGATTTTGGTACTGTTGGTGCTGACAAAGATGGAAATTTATTATATCAATACGAGTTAGATTTAGAAGAAGCACTCTAATTAATGAAAAAATATAAAATAACCCACAAGATAACTGCCGATTTTATTGCCGAAGTTATTGTGAATGAAGATCAAATAGATGCTAGTATTAACGATCTCAAAGAATATAAGAAACCTAATAGCAAATTCGACTTTACTATGTTAAAAGGTACAGAAAGTGTAACCCAAACTAATTACGAACTATATGACGAGAAGCCTGACAACAGCGATAAAGAACGAACTAGCGACAAATGATATTCGCCCTGTTCATCTTATAACTATTGGTTTTTCCACTCCTATTAATATAACAGATTGTTCTTTTCCACTAACGTCATCAATTTCAGGCTCATCAGTAACCTATTTAGCATCAGATTTTATTATGGGTATTTCAGAATTTTCTGAACAAACTGAATTAAGTAAATCAAGTATTAGTTTAGGATTATCTGGTGCAGATCAAACTTTTATATCTACAGTTTTAAATGAAAATATTACTAACGATACAGTAGATATTTTTAGAGGGTTTTTAGATAATTCTAGTGCTTTAATTTCTGATCCTTTTTTATTTTATAAAGGGCAAATTGAAGGATTTTCTATCGCAGAAAATGATACAGCAAGTACAATTAATTTAAGTATAGTTTCTCATTGGGCTGATTTTGAAAAAAAGAATGGTCGTAAAACAAATAATACATCACAACAAAGATATTTTAGTACAGATGTAGGAATGGATTTTAGTTCTGAAAATGTATTAGATATAAAATGGGGTCGAGAATAATGTTTAATTGGTTTGATAAACTATTAATTAAAATAGCCAAAAAAATATTAAATAGATATGCACCTAAAGATGAGTTTATTGCTTATATTAATAAAGATGAAGAAAAAATATTAAAAAATTTAGGTGGATATGGAAAGCCTGTTAATGAAACAGGTATTAAATCTTTTTTTAATCCTTTTAAAGCTGCAAAAAAAGCTGTTAAAAAAGTTTATAAAACAGCAGTTAAAATTGTTCAAAAAGCAATATCTTGGTTAATACCTACACCAGATATTCCTGATTATGGTGCTGGAAATTTTGATGAAAGTGAAAAAGGTATATTACTTAATAAACAATCCAATGACGCATCTATTCCTATAGTTTATGGAGAAAGATTAATTGGTGGAACTCGTGTATTTTTAGATTCTGGTGGTGGAACAACCAATCAATATCTTTATATGGCTATTGTTATAGCAGAGGGAGAAGTAAATTCTATAGAAGAAATAAGAATAGATGAGAAAGTAGTTACATGGGCATCTAGTTTAAGCGATGGTACAGAAGTAGAAGTAAATAGTTCAGATGCTAATTTTTATAAAGCTGACCCAACAGTAGAGGGTTCAAGTGCAGAAAGTTTGATTAGAGTAGAGCCACATTTTGGAACTGATGGACAATCTGCATCAAGTTTATTATCAACATTATCTAACTGGGGAAGTAATCATAAATTATCTGGTATATGTTATTTAGCATTAAGATTTAAGTGGAATCAAGACGCATTTACAGGAATACCAAAAGTACAAGCTAAAATAAAAGGTAAAAAAGTTAAAACTTATAATGCAAGTTTAGTAGAGCAATCTGCAAGTTATCAAACTAATCCAGCATGGTGTTTATTAGATTATTTAACAAATGAAAGATATGGTAAAGGTTTATCAATATCTGATATTAATTTACAAACTTTTTATGATGCTTCATTAATTTGCGAAACACAAGTCACTCCATATTCAGGTGGAAGCGATATAAATATTTTTGATACAAATGCAGTAATAGATACATCAAAAAAAATAATTGAAAATGTTAGAGAATTAATTAAAGGCTGTAGAGGTTATTTACCTTATTCATCTGGTAAATATAGTCTAATTATTGAAACAACAGGAACAGCATCAATAACATTAACAGAAGATGATATTATTGGTGGATATAGTTTATCTTCTCCTAATAAAAACGATAAATATAATAGAGTTATAGTAAGTTTTGTTAATCCAGATCGTAATTATCAAGTTGATGAAGTTCAGTTTCCACCAATAGATGATTCTGGTTTGCCAAGTGCAGATCAACACGCAACAATGAAATCTGCTGATGGTGGAATATTACTTGAGGGAAGATTTGATTTTAAAACTATAACATCTCCATATCAAGCAGAAGAAATGGCAGAAATTATTTTAAGAAGATCAAGAGAGGCTCTAACATTATCTATTAATGTTTCTTTTGATGCTTATGATTTAGCTGTTGGGGATATAGTTGCAATTACGCATAGTAGCTTGGGATTCTCTGCTAAAAATTTTAGAGTGCTTGAAGTTACATTTAATGAAGATTATACAATAGGATTAACATTAATAGAGCATCAGGATAGTCATTATACATGGGCAACTAAAACCCAAGTTTCTGCTACACCAACAACTAATTTACCAAATCCATTTACTATTCAACCACCAGCAAGTGTGACATTAGATGATACTTTAATTGAATATAATGATGGAACTGTAATTGTAGCTTTAGATGTAACTATAGGTGCAAGTACAGATAAATTTATAAATTACTATCAAGTAGAATACAAAAGAAGTACAGATTCAAATTTTATTATATATGCACAAGGAAGTGGATTAACTCACAGAGTTTTAAATGTAATTGACCAAGAAACTTATGATGTAAGAGTTAAAGCTGTAAATAGTCTAGGAGTTTCATCAACTTATGTATCAGCACAAAGAACTATTATT